CTATCTATTCTTGTCCATCTAATCTATATAGCATTAAAAAAACAAATAATTTAGAAGATTCTTACTCTATGATTGATCTTTATTATAATTATAATAATGCTATAAAATATTTAAAACAAAATAGAAATCAATTAAAGGCGTTTGAGATTAATAAAAATATTAATATTACTGACTTTTGTTATTTACCATTTGATAATACTGGGGTTCAATATTCAAGTGTTGTGTCTGATTTAGATCAAAAAACAAATAAATATTTTCCAATAAGTACAAGCATTGTTATAAAGGAGAATGAAAATGTCTGATTTTGAAATATTAGATTTAGGATTAGTTTATTTCAAGAATGCTATTAAAAATCCTCAGCAAATAATTATAGATTTAGAAAATTTAGATAAAAAAGTTTTACAACACAAACTTCCTAGTAATCAAACTAAAGCAGAAACTTGGAAACCTTGGGAAGACAATGGACAATTTTTTTGTTTACAGAAAAATTTGTTTCCATTAAAACAAATAAATAAAAAAGATTTTTTTTATGATGAATTAACAGATCTTGCTGACAAACTTTTTACTCCATTAGATGTTTTTATGAATAAATATAAAGAGATATACCCATTTTTAAGCATTAGATCTAGAGATGATATAATGCGTGTTCTTAAATATGAAAATTCGGGATATCTTCCAGCACATACGGATCAAGGAGTTAGCACTAGAAGTCTTTCAGTTTTAATATATTTAAATGATGATTATCAAGGTGGTAATATTGTTTTTCCAAATTCAAAAGTTTCTCTAAAACCAGAAGCAGGAAGTATGATTTTTTTTCCATCAAACTTTTTATATGTTCATCAAATAGAACCAGTCACTAGTGGAATTAAATATTCTTTACCAAATTGGTATCATAATGTAGTAGAAGAAAAAAGATATTTTTCAACAGGAGAGGCTTAAATTATGATTAAACCATTTATTATTGATAATTTTATAGATCCACATGATGCAAATATTTTAATTCAAGAGATGAAAAACCCCTCTGAGGTCAATCCATATCCAGATTATTATAAAACAAGGTTTGGTGGAACTTCATTTCCTTATAATAAAAAAGTTTTAGAACTTCAAAAAAAATATGCTTTAAAGTCAAGCAAAGTTTTACAAGAACTAAATCCTAAAGAAAAAAAAGATATAAAAACTTTTAAATGTTTCGGGTCAATTTGGGGTGCAGGAGGATATGGGCAAGTACATATAGACGATCAAGATCCAGAAGAATTTATTGAATATAGTTCTGTTATATACTTAAATGATGATTTTACTGGTGGAGATATTTTTTTCCCCTGTTTTTCATTTACATACTCTCCTAAAAAATACTCTGCTGTTTTTTTTATTAGTGATGGGGGCAAATGGAAACATGGAATAACTCCAATAGAGTCTGGTAATCGCATGACGCTTCTTTATATGCACACAACACAAACAACACATCCAAAAGGGTTTATTACAATAGACCCAGACTTGAATTGAGAAAAAATGGAATATGATACAATAGAAGGATTAAAAGCAGAACTTCGTTTTATGTATGCAAGGTATGAAAAAACCTGTATTGCTTACGGGGAATTAATAAAAAAGAACCTTGTAACAAAGACTGGTAATACTTTTCAAGAACAATTAAATTATAATGATAACAAAGGAGAATAAAATGGCAGAAAAAGGTACAGTAGAAGCAATTATTGAAATTGCTAAGAAAGAAGTTGGAACTATTGAAGGTCCAAAAGATAATGAAACAAAATACGGCAAGTGGACAGGTGCAAACTTTCTTCCTTGGTGTCAATCTTTTGTTTCTTGGTCTGCATTTACATCAGGATTAGATCCAAAGAAATATCCAAAGTCTGCTTCGACAGTAGCAGCATCGGATTGGTTTAAGAAAAATAAACGATGGTCAGATGCTCGCAATGATGACCCAACACCTGGAGACTGGATTTATTTCGATTTCCCAGATGACGGAGTTAACCGAATTTCTCACGTAGGTTTGTGTATTAAAAATAATGGCGATGGAACCATTCAAACCATTGAAGGAAATACTGCCGGATCTGCTAAAGGAGATCAAAGAAATGGCGGAATGTGTGCCGAAAAAACAAGGGCATATGTAAAAGATAATAAGAAAAAATTAGTCAATACCATTGTTGGCTGGGGTCGTCCAATTTACAAAGGTGAAGAAGCAACTCCACTTGAAGTAAAATTAGAGCGTCCAGTCGCTAAAAAGGTTGCAAAGAAGGCTGCAAAGTAATGTCATTTAAGGCTAAGACTAAGATTGGTTTTAATCACATGATCCTGCGTGATGGATATATCGTTGCATTGAATAAAGATGGTACTGAACGATATAGAAAAGATAGAGTTACTGGAGAACCAGTTAAAACAAAAGGACAAAAATGAAATCAAAAAATGTCTTAGCCTTATTATTAATTAGTTTTATATTTACAAATTCAGCATATGCTTCAACAGGAAGCGCTATTTCATATAAGTCTATGGATGATGCTATCAAAGTACTTAAAGTTGCCCCAGAATCTCGTACAGGCTATGTAAGGGCTAAGTTTAAGCATTGGGTTGGCGTTGGAAATGGTTGTGATTCACGTAAAGCAGTAATAATTTCAGAAGCATCTGTTCAGCCAAAAGTAGAGTCTGGGTGTAAAATTATTGGTGGTGAATGGAATAGCATTTATGATAGTGTTAAAGTAACTGATGCTGGAAAATTAGATGTAGATCATATGGTTCCATTGGCTGAAGCATGGGACTCTGGAGCATCTGCTTGGGATGATAAAAGACGTGAGTTGTATGCAAATGATCAAACTGATAAGATACATCTTATAGCCGTAACAGGTGCTTCAAATAGATCAAAATCAGATAGAGATCCAGCAGAATGGATGCCACCAAATAAAGCATATCATTGTCAATACATTACAAATTGGATATCTATTAAAATTAGATGGTCTTTGTCTGTAGATGAAAAAGAATTGTTAGCAATTAAATCTATTAAATGCCCTAAACGAAAAATAACAATATCATCACTTTAGGATTAAATTATGCCAAAATATGAATACATATGTAATAGTTGTGCAATAAATATCACTAAAGAAAGATCTATCTTAGAAGATGAGCCTAAATATTTTTGTGAAAAATGCAACGGTGTCCTAACTAGACAATACACTCCATTTGGTGTACAATTTAATAGTAAGGGTTTTTATTCCACCGACAATAAGAAGGTATAATATGAATAGAATGACTGAGCAAACCGCTGAACGCAAATGGCTTCTTACACCCCTAGACAGGTGTGATTCTTGTCCAGCACAGGCATATGTATCTGTAACTGGAGTAAATGGCGAACTAATGTTTTGTAGCCATCATTACAATAAAATTATGAATGATCCAGTTGGAAAAGAAAAGATGATGGCATATGCGTATTCTTTTCTAGATGAAAGAGAAAGACTTATTGAAAATAGACTACAAGGCGAGTCGTACCAATAATGTTTATTTATGATGATAGTTTTTTAACATATGAAGAACAGGTAGAATTTGCAAACAAGATTTTTGATGAAAAGGAAAAAAATTGGGCAGTTTGGAGAGCCCTAGAAGTAATGAATATTCCTGGCCAAAAACAAAGAATTCCTAAATCTTTGGTTTTAGTTGCAAAAGAATCCTATAATAATTTTCAAGTTGTACAGGATTTAAACAATAAAGAATATGAATATATTTTTGATAAATTTTGTACAAAACATAATATTAAACCAAAGGCAATTCTTCGTGCAAGAGTTAATATATTAACTAAGTCTAACTATGATAACTATAATTATCCACACGTAGACAATCCAATTGCTCACAACGTTTTTCTATATTATTTTAACTCTTCAGATGGAGATACGATTATTTTTGATAAAAAAATTGGAGAAGACTTATCAAATATTGACAATCTACCAATTCTACATTCTATTAAACCAAAAATGGGTGCTGCAATAAAATTTGATGGAAGTTATTACCATTCATCAACACAACCAAAAGAATCAGAACTTAGATGTATCCTTAACATTGACTATAGGGAGTAAAAAATGGAACAAGAAGATTTAATATTTATAGACTTAGTTGAACAAGGTGCAATTGAATATGCTGGTTTAAATGAAGAAGGTGAAGCAATTTATAACTTTACCGACAAATTAAAAGATATTAATCCAGACTTATTTGACATACACCAAACACAATTAAACCGTGAGGTAATGTTTTTATGGGAGCAGGGTTTTATTACAGTAGACCTATTGCAAGATAATCCAGATGTTGGATTAACAGAAAAGTCTTTCGATGAAAAATCTGTTGAGATGTTGGATGATATTTACAAAACAGTCCTAAAGGAAATCAAAAGAATTTTATCGCAACAGTGATACAATATATGTATGAATGAAATTGTTGTAACATTCTTGACAATTTGTGGTATTTGGGCTATACTTTATACAGTAAAGAAAAACGAAAGTAGATCTTTACCAAAAATTAAATACAGTCAGACTAGAATACATAATATTCTTTCTGAGTTTTTGCCATATGGGTTAGAGGTAGAACGTATATCTCAGTCTACAAAACTCAAAGATAAGAATACTGTACGTGTTTTAGTTATTGGTCCAATTGCTTATTGGGTTAGAAATAACATATTTTATGAAGCAGATGTAGAAGAGGGTGAAGTTGATAAAGAAAGTGCAAGAGCAATCAACTTTACTGATATGGATCAAAAAGAAGTAGTAAAAATGTTAGATATTTTAGACCACCTAAAGAATGGAAAAAGAAATGAAGGTCGTAGTACAAGGAACGAATGAGTTCAATGAGTATTCTATTTTTCTTCGTGCTATGGGTGTAATGATATCTGGTTTAAAAGAAACTGATCATGAGTTTATAGTATATTCACTTGGACCATCAAATGTAAATGATTTTGCTTCTGAGTTTTGCAATGTTTCAGAACGAAACTTAAAGGCTAGAGGAATTAAAGTTAAGTTTATTAAGGTTCACTATACATGGGTTGAAGAAAATCTACATGAAGTTGATTACTTTGCTTACTTATCAAAACCAAACCAACCACTATCAAATATAGCAAAACTTGCACAAGCGCAAGATTTTGAATTTGGAACATTTCAATACTAAGGAGTTAGAATGATTGTCAATAATTTAAAACAAATGGAAACCATTGTTTCTAATAACAGCAAGTTGTATTGGGATGGTTGGGATGTTCTTGAACTAACGCCATTAGATTCTGCTGTTTTTCAAAAAAACGGAGTATATAAAAACAATAGATGGAATATTCAAAAACGATATGTGGCAAACCGTAATGGTTGGACAATGCCAGATAAGTATAAACAATATGAATAAACATTTATGGAAAGAAAGCGCTGCCTGTAAGGATTTTGATACTAATTTATTTTTTGATAAGTATGAAGAAACTCCAGATATTAGGCATGGTGTTGATAGCGTATGTCTTAAATGTCCAGTTGCATCAACTTGTTTTGCTGTTGGCATATCACAAAAAGAATATGGAATTTGGGGCGGTATTTATCTAGATAAAGGTAAAATTTCTAGAGAGTTTAATAGCCATAAAACAAAATCTAAATGGTCTGAAATATGGCAGAATTTGACAATGAAATAAATGAAAAAAATTAACATATTAATTCCTATGGCTGGAAATGGTCAAAGGTTTATAGATGCTGGGTATAGTGTACCAAAATTTTTAATTGATATTTTTGGTAGGCCAATGATCGAGCATGTTGTTGATAGTTTAGGAATTAATGGAAACTACATTTATATTGTTCAAAAAACACATTACCTTAAATATAATCTTGAAGTGTTATTAAATTCAATTACTCCAGGATGTACAATCATACAATTAGATGAAAAAACTGATGGTGCTGCTAGAACAACTCTTTATGCAGAAAATATTATAAACAATGACAACCCATTAATTATTTTTAATTCTGATCAAATTATTGAATGGGACAGCAAATCTTTTGAAAATTTTATTGATCGTGATTTAGATGGAGTAGTTGTAACATTTAAAGCAGAGGGCCCTAAGTGGTCGTATGTAAAAATAAATGACTTAGGTTTAATTGATGAAGTTGCAGAAAAAATACAAATAAGCAATGATGCAACTGCAGGAGTTTATTATTGGTCTAAAGGATCTGATTACGTTACTTCTGCTAAACAGATGATAGAAAAAAATATAAAAGTTAATGATGAGTTTTATGTTGCTCCTGTGTATAATGAGGCTATATTAAATAATAAAAAAATATATGCGCTTCCATTAAAAAAAATGTGGGCTGTCGGAACTCCAGAAGATTTAGAAATTTATATTTCAAAACAAAAAGAATACTATTTTAATAAACCAAAAACAATTTTTTGTGATATTGATGGAACAATACTTAAACATGTTCATAGTTTTAATAATATATTTTTAACGGAGCCAATTCTTTTAGATGGAGTTATAGAAAAATTTAATGACTGGGATGCAAAAGGCTATAAGATTATACTAACTACCGCAAGAAAAGAGTCTGCAAGACAGATAACAGAGCAACATCTTAATAATTTAGGATTATGTTGGGATTATTTATTAATGGGCATAACAAGTGGTCAAAGATTTTTAATTAATGATAAACTTTATATTGATGATAAAGATAGGGCAGTTTCTATAAATATTATTACTGATAGTGGATTTAAGAGTATAGATTGGGATAATTATAATTTATGAAACTTATTTCTCATAGAGGAAATTTAATTGGTCCAAATGTTTTAGAAAATAGTCCAAAATTTTTAATACAAGCAATTGAAAAAGGTTTTGATGTTGAAGTAGATATACGACTAATTGATAAAAAATGGTATCTTGGTCATGATAATCCAGAATACGAAATAACTGAAAGTTTTATTGAAGAAATAAATAACTTTACCTGGTTTCATTGTAAAAATTTAGAAGCCTTACATACATTTGATAAAAATAATCATAAATTTTTTTGGCATCAGACAGATGATTTTTCTCTTACTAGTAATGGGTATATTTGGACTTATCCAGGAAAACAAATTAATATAAAATCAATTATTGTTGATTTAAAAAAAATAAATTTAAATCAATATCAAAATTGTTATGGAATTTGCGGTGATTACGTTGAAATGGTATAATGTAATTATAGGAGGTTTTAATGGCTTTACATATTAATAATATTGAAGATAAAAAAGGATTTAGAAATTATGATTTTTTAGATAAAACTGCTCAACTGTTATATTTTAAAGAAGAAAAATTTATTCACGGACTTAATGATAACACTCACAGCATTGATAGTTTATTGTCTCGTTCTTTTTATCCAATTCAAGTTATTGAAAGAAATACATTTGAATCAAAACATATTTTTTCTAAAGCAGAAAGAATTGATCTTAGAGATAATAGATTAAAACTTTTTATTCCTAGTGATTCTATTTTTTATCATTTTTTTCTTGAAACAATTCCACAAATTATGTCATTTAATAAAAAATTTCCAGATGCTTTAATAGTTATAGATTCTTATCGTGTTGTTTCTAGAAAAGGTGGACAGCCTTATCTAGATTTTCTTAAAAAATGTTTAGATAATAATAATATCAAATATCTTTTTTTAGAAAATGAATGTGTTGTTGCAATAAATAATTTTTATTTTTTTGAAGGCCTAGATGGTTCAGATGGCAAGATAAATATCATTTATAATACTGTTAAACAATTCGTAAAATCAATTAATACTAATCCAACTAAAAAAGTATATGTAAGTAGAAGATATATTTCTGGAAAAAGAAATAAATATTATTTAAACGAAATGTTAAAAAGAAATAAATGGATAGAGCAAGATGAAATAGACTTTATTATAACAGATTTTGATATTAGAATGCATAATGAAGAAATTTTAGAAAATTTTTTTAAATCCTGTAATTTTGAAATAGTATATCCCGAAAACTTTAATAGTTTTGAAGAACAAATAAATTATTTTAATGATGTAAAAACAGTAATCTCAACAACATCTTCGGGATTAGTTAATACTATTTTTATGCCGCCAGGAGGAGAGGTTATTGAATTGTTGACTCCTAATATATCTGGATCTGAAAGTGGCTTTGAATTATATTGTTTTCAATATTTAGCAATCTCATATGCTAAAAAACATTCTTATTTAGGAATACCAAGTAAATTTGATGGCAGTTTAATGGTAGAATATTTATATAATAATAAACAACTTTTTAACTTTTTGTGTGATGGCAACAATGTACACAGATGAAATGAAACGAGCCGTTAGATCTTTGACTCCTCCAAGTGGATTTGGCGTAGACATAATTGACAATGAGCATTTTATTACAGTAAGAGCAGATGAAAAAAGTTTTATGAGTTTGTTTGACAGAGACAAGAGACTTGCTGTAGAATATATGGTAAGAGTTAAAAAAGCCTTAGAAGAAAATGGGGCTATAGTATTCCTAGTTAGGACTGGTGGAAAATGATTATTAAAAAACTCTTGTGTAAGATCAAGGGACACATACTTGCAAATGCTGGTTCATGTCCATTTACTGGTAATACTTATTTAGCATGTACTCGTTGTAAGGTTCTAAAGGCTATTTGATGCAAACATTTCTTCCGTCTAGTAACATTTCATATACCGCAAAATCTTTAGACAATAAAAGACTTAACAAACAGATCCTTGAGGGGTATCAAATACTCAAGGTGTTGTCAGGAGAGTCACCATCTGGAGCATGGCGTAATCATCCAGCAGTGCTTATGTGGAAGGGCTATGAGACTGGTCTATGGTCTTATATACAGCATATGATAGAAGAGGCTAAAGTTCGGGGTATTAAAACAATCAATAATGAAAATAACCTTAACGATCTTAAAGAAAAATGTTCGGGTAGATGGGGAAAAACTCCGCCAATGTTTTGGCTTAATGACAATAAAGTAATGCGTATTACAACAACACATAAAGCAAATCTATTTAAAAAAGATCCTATTTTTTATAGTAAGTATCAGTATGCAGTAAGCAGTCCATACAATAAACCATGTTGTGAAAAATGCAATTATTATTGGCCAACACACGCACAAAGAAATGAGTTGCTAAATGCAGTTAGTTAGTTTAATTACCTTTACTGGTTTATTTTTAAGTATCTGTGTAATTATATCTTTATCTTATAAAGTTCATCTATTAAGAACTGCATTAGGACAATCTATTTTAGACAACAAAGTTGTGTCTTCAATTGCAGATACATTAAAAGATCAATTATCTTTTATTAAAGATGAAACTGATGAAACACAGGAACATTTTATAAAATTTTTATCAGATTCAAGACAAGTGGCCTATGATTATATTGAAGAAACAATCAATGCAATTAATGAAATTATCTTATATTGTGAACAACAAATAGATCAACCTAAACTGGCAGATCTTTATTCAGATGCTAAACTAAAGTTTATAGTAGATAAACTTAAACCCCTCGTTGAGCAAACAGCAAAAGATTTATCGTAATCTACGATATAATAGTATATGGAAGAGGTGATTAAATGAATAATGAACAACTAAAAGCAATGCTTTCAAGTTATGGTCGATCAGTTCTTGCAAGCGTAATTGCTCTATACACCGCTGGAATCACAGATCCTAAAGATATGTGGGCAGCATTTGTAGCAGCATTAGTTCCAGTTGCACTTCGTGCAGCCAATCCAAAGGATAAATCTTTTGGAAAATTTGATGCAGTTGCAAAAGATGTAGAGATTGCACTTAAAAATGTTAAGCCAGTCAAAAAAGCAGCAAAGAAAGTTGCCAAGAAATCAACAACTGTTAAAAAATAATAATAAGTTATAGCAGGGTGGTGTAATTACTGCCCTGTTATTTTTAATATTTTACAGGAACATTTTTTCTTAAAACAGCAACTTTAACATTATCGTTAGGTGTTATTAAATATAAGTGATCTATTAATGTTGCAGTTGTAATCCTTATTGATTCATTTGGACCCAATCTGTGTCCAAAATTATCAAAGGTTAACTTTGAATATTGATGATTAGTTCCAATATAAACATATCCGTAATCGCTAATATTTTGTATGTAGATATTCATCCCATTATGCTCTACGGTTGGAGTAATTTGTATTGGTTCTGAAGTTTTTGATACATTATAAACTTGATGGCTTGACATAAAATAATTGTATCATAAAATGCTATAATTAATAAAAAGGAATAAAAATGAACTTTGTATACATATGTAAAGATGGTGAAAACGAAGAACTTAGATACTCAATTAGATCTGTTGTAAAAAATACTAATGATCCAAAAATTTGGGTAGTTGGTGGAAAACCAGATTGGTATGTTGGAAATTATATTTCAGTATTACAAGATCAACATAAGTATCAAAATGCACTTAATAATCTTAGGGCTGCCTGTGCATCTGAAGAAATACCTGAAGACTTTATATTAATGAATGATGATTTCTATATTACAAATAAAATAGATGAAGTAAAAATATATAACAATGGATCACTTGAAGATCAAATAAATCAGTATCATAATCTTGGGCTTAGGTCTACTTATTTACACAGACTAGGAAAAACATATGCCTATCTACAAAGAAGAGACATACCAAACCCTATTAGTTATGAAGTTCACGTGCCAATGCCAATGAAAAAAAGCAAACTAATAACTATTCTTGAAGAAAATTATTCAACACTTTGGAGATCAAAGTATGGAAATACATTTAACATTGGCGGAGAAACAATAAAAGATGTCAAGGTTCACAAAAGTGGTGGGTTAGTTGCACTTTCATATAATCAGGACCAAGAACAAATTCCTTACTTGTCTAGCGCAGATAGTTCTTTTATGTTTTTGTTAGATTATTTAACTACAAACTTTTCAGAAAAATCTACATATGAGCGATAAGGTCTAAGTACTTATCCTTTAAATTATTTTTAGCAAAATGATTTAATCCTATTTGTAATGCAGAATCTTTCATTTCACGCTTATCTTTGTTATCCATATACTCATCAACAATGGCTGCTAAATGTTCTGGATTTCCATCATATACATCTACTAACGATTTGGCTTGAAAACTATTGATGTGTTCAGATTTTACTAACCATTCTTTAGGAAGAATTAAATTGTTTGGCGATATGTCCGTCATAAATACTGGTAGTCCACTAATCAATGCTTCATTCATTGGAAGACACAGACCAGCATACCTTCTTGGCAAAAGCATAGCATCAAACCCATTATAAAGTTCTTCCCTATTTTCTGGGTTACTATTATTAAGTGTAACTCTTGAATCTTTTAAATCTAATTCTGGAAACTTTTGTGTTGTAATTACTAACTCATAACTTGCCTTTGAATACTTAAGCATTTGCAAAACAGTATCAGTTCCATTTCTATCCTTTGCTGCAAACTTTCCACCAACGTGCAATAATCTATTATGATCTTTTGACATATTGTTTTGTCTAACATTTTCAAACAAAGTTGAATCAGTTGGAGGTGGAAGATGGATTACTTTACATCTGCCATTAACCATTTTTTCAATTTGATCTATATTCCATAAACTTGGGGCAAGTAAAACATCTGGAAGTTCTGCTTCTGGAACAGACATATTAAGTAAGAATTCAAAATTATATTGTAAGATTGTTTTAATACCTCTTCGTTTAGCATAATGTAAAAAATCTTGTCTATAAAAAGTTTCACAACTTAGGACTACATCTATACCTCTTAAAAATTCTATTACTTCTGGTTTTGTTGGAAACCCGCTTAGTGTAGTTGTTACATTATAATCTTTATACCATTCTGGATGTTGTTCATTGCCATTGAAATGTTGTGAGTCAATCAATAAAATTTTGTCGGGATTAAGCATCTTAACTAACTCCCGTGTTTGATTTCCTAGTCCAGTATTATCAGATCTAGCAATAATTCCAAGTGTCATCCAGTATATCCCCTAATCTCATCATCGCTTGTATATTTACGTGTTCCTTTACGACCATCTAAATGGTATGATCTTTTAATGTTTCCTTCTGGATGATATATCCAAAGTTTGTGTTTTTCCCATCCTTCTTCACTAAAACTATCATAAGGCAAAATGTCATCTTGAATTATTCCATGAGTCCTATCTTCAATAAAAGCACATTCATCAAGTGGTGGCAAGATTACATTTCTATAATATGAAACCCTACTTAAATGTGGCCTTTGACTCCATTGAGCAGTTTGTAAAAATTCATCTTCTAATTTAAACATTAAGTGTTTGTGTGGTTCTGGAATAGATGCTTCAAAATGAAATCTTATCGTATTTGCTTTTTCATACTCAATCATATCCAAGCATTTTTGCCAATCAATCTCTATATCTGGAGTTAGTGGAGTATCTCCTTCAACGTATAAAAGCAAAGATGTTTGTATTTCACTTATTGTTTCTCTCATCATTGTTGTTTGATGGCTGTGTTGATCAAAAATAATTGGTAAAATATTTTTATATTCATGCAAGCATTTCCAAAGTATACGATTTTTATATTCATCGTAATCATTTTTTCTATGCAACTGTTCTTTTCTCAACCCATCAATTTGCATAATGATTTCATTATCTGGAAAATGTGCCCTAATACTATTTATTGTTTCTTCAATCATTTCTGTATTTGGATGGTCTGGAATTATAGATGTTGCTAAAATTATTGTCACATCATTTTTGTGCATTGATTTGCCTCATTAACTTAATTCCAAAATCTCTTTTGTATTTGATCCACCAGCATACCACAGTATGCATATTGTTTGGATAATCTTTTAATAAATTTAATACAATAGCAGGCAATTCATTCCAGTCTTTTGTTTTATGAAATGGAACTGTTTTGTTAAATACACGTTGATAAAAATCATCTTCTAAACCACTTGAATCTCTAAGATCTGCTATTGGCAAAGACATCATTTCTATTGCTTCAAACAATCTAAAAGAATCAATTGCTACAGCCCCTGCAGGGCAAGGAGCAATTCTTGAACTCATTAGGTTGTTGTAGTAGTCAATCGGCTTATCTCCCTTAGCAAAGCCATCTGTAGGCTTGTATAGGGCATTTTCAATCAATGGCATTACTTCTGCTAATTGCTGCCTCCTTTGATGTGTAATTTGTCCACCAAAAAATGCATCATATATTTTATTCTTATAATTAGGCAAATTATTTTTTAAATGCTGTGGCACACCAATCGGAAATTTATTATACTGCTCATGTTTTTTATGAGGGTATTGAATCCAAATCTCAGCATTAGGATGATCTATTCTATCTATATCAAAGACTCCTTCTTCATCCCCTGTTATAAATAAAACTAATCTAGATATATTTTTTAATTCTTTTGATATATGTTTTTCATGTCCTATATTTTGTGGTCCAGGAATTACAACAAACGCTCTATCTGTTATAGGTAAAGAGTTAACTTTAATTTGTTCTATGTTATGGTTATCAAATATTTCTTTTAGAAGACCGTAATCCCATTTGTCAGCAGCACAATCTTCTTCATTAAAAGAATATAAATAACAGTTAGATTGCTTCATAGAATAAATGTACCTCATGTTGATAATCAATAAGAGTTTCTTGATATCCAATACCTTTAATAAATTGTCTTAAATCGTGCAAATATTCTTTCCAATACATCATCATAAATTCTGGATGACCTGATAACCAAATTTTTGGTCTAAATTCTCTCATTGTTTTTTCAGCACCACCAAGTACACGCCATTCACTACCTTCAACATCCAATGAAATTGCGGTAGGTGGTTTTATTCCTTTTTCATAAACAAGTGTGTCAATTTTTGTTTGACCATATTTATCTGCTTCATGTTGAAGTTCTTTAAAACCATGTGCTGCTTCAATTGGTGCATCTGCTTCTGGTGGAAATTCATTATAATAAATACGTGCAAGTTTATTATCTTTATCTGATGCAAAACCAGGTATACAAACGATTGGTTTTTCTAAATTATTTGCACTCCACAAAAGAGGAAAATGAGACCAAACTTTTGGATTGGGTTCAAATAAAACAACTTCTGCTCCCCACATTTGACACAAAGCAGGCATTTCTCCTTCTTCTGCACCAACATAGTAAACAACATCTCCTTTACCAATGTTTTCATGCATTGATTTAAGTCTTAGTTTTTCCCAACCATGAGGTTGATACCACTCAGGTCTATCTGCACGATGCTTTGGTAACATAATTTCAAAATCTCCATTAACTACTGCTTTGATCATTTCTGTCATTTTATTGCCCCTCTCATGAGCCATTCTTTTAATGATACTTTTGGTACCCATCCAGTTAATTGTTTAAATTTTTCATTAGACGCAAGAGTTTCTTGCACTTCACCAATTCTTGACGGTATAAAATTAATATCATCTGAAATCATGTTGGCAATATCAAGTATAGCGTAATTACTTCCATAACCAATGTTATATACTTCGCCAAATCCATTTTCAACTTCAGAAGCAAGAGTGTTTGCTTGAACTACATCTGATATATGTGTAAAATCTCTACGCTGAGATCCATCACCAACCACTGTTAATGATTTTCCTTCTTCGTGTTGCTTTAAAAACAAACCTATTACTGGCGCATATTGACCTTTTAATGGTTGTCTATCTCCATAAACATTAAAATATCTAAGGGATATGGTTTGTAATCCATAAAGGTTGTAATAAACTCTTGCAAGGTTTTCACCAAAAACTTTAGCAGCAGAGTATGGGGTTAATGGATCGGGTGATTGTGTTTCTTGGTTTGGAAGCAAAGCCTTTTTACCATAAGAAGAAGATGTGCTTGAATAAATTAGTCTATTCACTTTGTTAACCCTACAAAGTTCAAGAACGTTGGCCGTTCCTACTGCGTTTGATTGAATAGATTTTTTAGGATTTAATATTGCTGGTTGTATTCTTGCATCAGATGCAACATGAAACACGCAGTCAATATCTTTAAAAAGTGGTGCAATTAAATCATAATCACAAATGTCATACTTATAGTTTTGTGCTTTATCGTTCCAATAGAATTGTTCATGACATTCTGCAGACTCATCATCAATACAAATAACATTGTGACCAAGACTAATTAACTTATCAACAAGGTTTGACCCAATAAAACCAGCACCACCAGTAACTAAATATTTCATTTTATGTTTAAAGTTTCTAATATGCTTGCCCATCTATGAACATATGTATGTTCTTGTTTAGTTCTTTCATGACCATTTAATCTAATTAGTTCCCTTGTTGAATTATCATCAAGATATTGATCTACCTTAGATTTTAGATCTTCAAGATTGCCATGCTCGTAAAAAACAATTTCTTCTCCATCAATAAAATATTCTTCAAGACCTTTAATACGAGGGTAGATAGTAAATCCACCACGACCAGTACTTTCAAATAACCTATCACTTGTATAGTATGGATAATTAAAATCAATGTTAAGACTATCACCAACTGCTATTCTACTTTTTGCATAAATTCTATTTAAATCATTGCCACGAACGGTTCCAGTGTCTCCATCTCCACCAACGTGTAAAAATCTTTTACCATAGATTCGTCTTAAAAAGTCTATTAATTCTGCACGGTATTTATGTTCATGATGATACCTTTTACTACCAACAAATATTACATCATACTCAAACTCATCTTTATTATAATCCTCATGGATGTAACACTCTTTATCATATACCCCAGCAGGTAAGAAATGTCCTTTAACATTAGTGTTCTTATTAAACCAATCAGCCATTAGTTTATCTGTTGCAAAGAAGTGCCCAATTGTTTTATAAAAATCATCTTCTTCTAAGTCTTTCTGTCTTTCTAAACCAAACCATAAGTCTAAATGGTATGTCATTGTCGGGATATTAGCCTTCTTTAACTCTTCTAGCACATGACCCATTCCAAGCCTTCCAGGAGTCACCCAGCCGTGTGTATGCACCCATATAAAAAGATCACTATTCATTGCTTGTTCAAGAACAAAACTATCCTTAATTGTTCTTTCCTGCAATTTGCAAACGGTATGGCCAAGAGACTCTAAAGATTTAGCATGATGATTCTCACTACTATATGACACTTCAAAATTACCTAAAAATACAATATGAGCCATAAAATCCAATCGTTAGTTTTACAATTATAGCAGAATATATGCTATACTAAAAGCATGATATACGAAGGAAGTTTTGTGATGGGGCAAACAACTGAAGGCGTAATGCATGGAGTTGTAGAACACATCATGAATGAAGGCGGAACATTAGGCACACCTGGATCAGAGTATGCTTTAGAATCTATGCCACCAGAAAATCCAGCGATGTCTGTTAGAATTTATGAAAAAGAAAACGGTATGTGGGAACCAACAGCATACAGCATTGGCATGATGTATAAAGATGCTACAGTTGTTGATATGAAAGATACTGAAATGGAGAACTCTAATATGGAAGAAAATTACGAATCAATTGACAAGGCAAAGAAACCAAACTATGCTGATTTTATTAAACCAAGAAGTGGTGGATCTACTCCATCAAATCCAAAACTTTATGCTAGAGTTGTACAGGCAGCAAAAGATAAATTTGATGTATACCCATCAGCCGTTGCAAATTCTTGGGTAGTTCAAGAATACAAGCGTCGTGGTGGAACATACAAATCAGACTTAGTTGCAGCAAAATCAATTTGGGATGGAAGTATGTTTGATACAAGAGGTTTTAGTAAATAATGGCTGAGACGTATACACCAACTTCTGGAATGAAGGCTGCTGCAAGACGTGCTCTTAAATGGAAAGAAGATGGAAAAGCAACAGGTGCAGGAACTCCAGTTGGTTGGGGTAGAGCAACAGATATTGTTAATGGTTCAGCAATGTCCCTTGACACCGTTAAAAGAATGTACTCTTTCTTTTCCCGTCATGAAGTAGATAAAAAAGGTAAAGGGTTTTATTCTGGCCCAGAGTTCCCATCAAATGGAAGAATTATGTGGGATGCATGGGGTGGAGATGCTGGTTTTAGTTGGAGTCGTGCAATAGTTAATCGTGAAAAAAATAGGAAAGAAAAAATTTGGGAGGGAAGTGCTTTTAGTTTACAAGATGAAGCACAACCTGCATTTGGAAAGTCTTTATGGGATGGTTCTGCTTTTAGATTTACAAAGCACTAGATACAAATGAAA